GGTGAACATCTCCAGAGTCACATACTCCGGGATGACATCCGCCTTGAGGAAGTATTCGTAGATGACCTCGATCGGCAGGATGCCTGCCTGATACATCATCGTGATGGCGCGGAACTCGCGGGCCGCAGCCGCGTCGATGAGGAAGTCCTGATTGACCCGGAACTCCATCTTGTCGGCCGGCTCGTTCAGCCACGCGGCGATGATGGCCAGAAGCTCGGTGAAGTTCTCGTTCATCACCGTGGTGACGTTGAGCAGCAGCGATTGCTCGTTGCGATCCTTCAACTTGATCTGGTTGTCGGACTGGCCGGCGGTCTTGGAATCGCCGAGCAGCCGGCCGCCGAGTGATGCGACCTGCGTCTCCTTGGCGATCAGCGCGTTCTCCAGAGTCTTGAGACCCTGTCCGTTGAACTCAAGGATGCCGGCCTTCTCGCCGTTGCCGATTTCCCACACGACCGACGGGCCGATGTGATATTCGTCTTCTTCCTGCCCGCCCGTGACGTAATAGACCGGGTTGGCGGTGTAGAAGCGGCCATGCTCCAACTGCGCATAGGTCTTGTAATGCGACATGTTGAGCGTGAGGATGTCGAGGACCGGCGGCTTTTCGATGTCCGGCAGGTTGGTGGTGCCGTTGAAGAAGCGGAACGGGATGCGCTTCATCGGGACGCCGTAGACCATCGGCTTGGTGATGACCGGGGTTTCCGTCAGGTCAGCATCCTCGGCGTCGCGGGCATAGACTTCCTGCTGATATTCCCAGCGGAGGTCGGTGTCGTTCCAGATCAGGCGCAGGACGCGATAGCGCGCGAACAACTGGCCGTAGGAGGTGTTGGGCTTGGCTTCACTGCCCTCGAAGCGGAACAGGCGGCGATCGACCGTGAACTCGCGGAGCAGGATGTAGTCGTGCTCGTCGCGGCCATCGATCTCGACCGTCGTCCAGTCAAGGATGTTCTCGCAGGTATAGCCGGCAAGGTAGGGCTTCGCGAGCGGGTCGTTGGAATCGGGCTTGTCGGCGAGGATGCCGTAGCGTCCCACCGACAGCATTTCTTGGCTCACCACCTTGGTGAAGACGCGCAGGGACAGGCCGTCCTTGCTGACCCGCTTGCACAGTTCGGTCAGCTTGGGGCCGGCACGCAGCAGGCGGGGGTCGCGGCGGAAGATCGAGCCGGTGAGGCCCGTGACCGTGCGATAGACCATGTTGTAGAAGACCGCGCGATCGAGGTAGGCGACATACTGGCCGTCATCCATGCCTTCCGGCTGGGGCAGATATTCCTTGCCGTGCTTCTTGATCTCCACCTCGCCGATCATGGCGTGGCGGATCGCCTGCCAGATCATGCGCCAATTGTTGTAATCCCAATTGGTGTAGAGCGGGGCGGAGGAGAGCAATTCCTGCTTGTTGCGCTTGGTCGCATAGGCGGCCTGACGCTGGGCAAAGGTGCGCGCCTGTCGTTTGGTGATATTGTCAGCCAAGGGGGAGGGAGTCCGGGAAAAAGCGGCCGGTGATCCGAAGATCGCCGGCCGCAGGTCAGGAGGAGACAGGCTGATGTCGGAGCCACCCGCCGGAGGGAAAAGGACAAAGCCTCCGGGAACTAGGTCAGGAAGGACCGGCCTTTTGCACCATCGGTGTGCCGGACCATGACCTGAAACAATCCGTGCGCTTCGAGCGGCCACAGGGACCTACCACACATCGGAAAGGGCTTGCCCATCTGGCCCAACGAGGACCGGGCTTACCTACCACATCCGTCTCCAGCGCTTTGGAGGTTGGAAGCCTTCTCGATCGCATGACGGTTGGGTTCCGGGGGTCAGCCCGACCAAGGGCCTACTGTCCATTCCCGCGCGCCAAGTGGTCTCGATCTTACGCCTTCCAGCCGCGAAGGGTCTGGGATGCTACATGAATGGGGTTGAGGCTCGCGAGATCGCCTAGTGCGGAAAGGAGACACACTTCGGGGGAGATCAGCGCTCATCACGAGCCTCATGATTATTAAGCTACCACGTCTTTCTTGATTTGTCAAGCCATACCGTATAGCGTGTCGTGCTAGAATGACTGTGAGTCGGATGGCTACGCCTTTGTCGCCCAAAGAAAAAGGGCCGGATCGCTCCGGCCCTTCCTATCATGCTGCGTAGAGGTAAAGCACCTCTTCGATCACCGGGTGGCGGACCACGTCGGCGCGGGTCAGGGCGTAATAGCCGATCCGCTCCCAGCGGCGGGGTTCGGCCGGCAGGCGCTCCTCGCCCGTGATGAAGCCCGGCAGTTCCGGCTCGAACGCTTCCTCCTCGGCTTCCTCGCGCTGCTTGAGACGGCGCGTGATGTCGGCCAGACCGCTGACGGTGGTGCCGAGTTCCTTGCGATCCCACTGCTCGGTGTCGCCGGTGACGATCATCTTGCTGTTCTCGCCGATGCGGGTCAGCAGCATCTTCATCTGGTCGGCGGTGGCGTTCTGCATTTCGTCGGCGATGATGATCGCGTTCTTGAACGTGCGGCCACGCATATAGGCGAGTGGCGCGATCTCGATCTCCTCGCGCTGGAGCATCTGCTGGACGGCGATGACGCCGAAGCATTCGTTCAGCACGTCCACGATCGGGCGGGTCCACGGAGCCATCTTCTCGTTGAGCGTGCCCGGCAGGTAGCCGAGGTCGTCGCCGGTCGCGACATTGGGGCGGGTAATGATGATCTTGTGGAATTCACCGGCGATGTATTTGTCCGCTGCTTCACGAACGGCCATGTAGGTCTTGCCGGTGCCGGCCGGCCCCTCGACGATGAGGATGTCGTGCCGCATCTGGCGGAGCTTGCGCAGATAGCCTTTCTGGTTGGGAGTGGAAGCGGTGAGCTTGGGCGGGGCTTTGTGCTTGGTGGATTCCATCTTCTCTGCGATGTGTGAGGCGTTGGTGGGGAAGAAGGTCTGCTTCTTGTTGCCGGACACAGAAAACTCCTGTGAGCGTGTGAGGGAGGGAGCAAAGGAACGCCCATCACTCGGCAAAATTTATATAACGTCGCGGCATAATGGCGGTGAAACGATACGGCCGATACGCCTTTGGGTCCCCGGCTATGCCGTGAACGCCTTCGGTGGTCCCCCTACGGGGTCGCAAAAATAAAATTTGCCGGGGTGGCTTTTGGGCGTGATGCTGCGATGGGGAGGTGGTCTGGGTCCCTCCGGGGGGTCCCAATTTTCATTCCGACCGGGGTGGCGTGATGCCGATAGGTGAAGGGGAGTGATGTTCCGGTGAAGGGTTGCCGGTTCGGAACGGAGTGGTTAACGGTTGAGGTGGCCGTTGGGCGTGATGGTAGCACAGCTATATGGGAAAGTCCACCTATTTTGATTCAGGTAGACACTTAGTGCGCCCAGAATCGGGGCAATGGGTATACCCCCAAAGGAACCCCGCCCGGCCAAAAAATTTCGCTAAAGGATGCGATCCGAACAAAAAAGAGCGCGACTCGATCGAGTCGCGCTCAGTGATTCGCTTTCGCTTATGTGATTCGTTTGGTGATTCGTTATGCGATTCGTTTACGTTAATGCGATGGCATGGCCATGGGTAGGGCATGGCCATGCCATGGCTAGGCTATGCCATAGCGCCACGATAGGTCTGGCAACGGGTCACGCGCAGGGCTTGGCGGCCAGCGAAGGCAAGGGAGTCGCGCCATGCGCCTAGTTCCGCCTCAGTCAGGGCATAGCGTGCCGCCGCGTCCGCCAGCGTGATTGCGCCCGCGTCGATAGCGGCGACAATGGCAATCTTGCGCTTAGGCGTGAAACGCGCGTTTGAGGCGGGAAGGGCGTTCAAAAGGGTTTCGATGTTGTTCATTGCCTGTCTCCATTTGGTTAGTGATTCGTTTATCTATTATTCCACCGATTCGGTCAAGCACATTATCCTTAATATCTCATGCCATTTCGTTAACCATATCTGTTAGGGTTAATATCCATGGCTTTGCTGTTAACCCTAACGCCTAGCAGGCACGGGCAGGGAAGGCCGCTAGGGCAGGCAGGGGCACGGGCAGGGAAGGCCGCTAGGGCAGGCAGGGGCACGGGCAGGGAAGGCCGCTAGGGCAGGCAGGGGCACGGGCAGGGAAGGCCGGAATCGAAAGGGCCGCCCTAGGGCGGCCCTTTTGGGGTGGCGGCCCTTATGCTTGGGCCGCTTTCCACTTGGCAATTTCAGCCTGCCGACGGGCCTCAAAATCACCCGTTGCGTAGGGGCTGCGGCCATGGGTGAAGCTGGAGTCGGCCCGTTCGATCCGCGACTTTTTCGGCAGATTGCGGTCGCTGTTATCGCTCAGCATGACTTCACAACGGCCATACTTGTAAAGCGCCGTTTCGTGAGCCTGACGCTCAGAAACCGCCGAAATGAAAGCCACGAAAACCTTGTTCTTGTAGATTGCGAAGGTGGGGATGTTCTTGGCCATTGTCTGTCTCCGTTTGCGTCTCGATGACTTACTTCTAGGGCCGATTTTTGATTCGGTCAAACACTTTCTGCAATTATTTTGGCGCGTCACTTCCTCCACCAAAACAGGCGGATTCATGATCTAGGCCGCTAGGGCGGGCGCGTCATGGCCCGCTAGGGGCGGCGCTGGGCGTCGATAGGCCGCGCCGGGCAGTCTGGCCGCGCTTTGCCGCTAGGCGCGCTCCTTGGGCGTCTGGGCGGCTCCTACGGGCGCAAAATGACCGCGATCCATAATTAGGCCCTCAGAAACCGGCTTGCAGCTTGCTGAAAACCTCATTGACGAAATCCGCCACTTCCATCGCCACGAACACGGCACCGACCGCGACCGCAATCTTTACAGAAAATCCGCCGATCAGCAGGCCAACAATTCGGTTCATGTCCATGGTCTGTCTCCTTTCCAGACATAGGATGGACGCGGCGACCGATTCGGTCAAGCACTTTCTCCACTTATTTTTCGACTCGTTATGGTTAACGCGGCTGGGCAATTTATTAACCTTAACAGATTGTTGGGGCGCAAAAAAAGGGAGGCTTTCGCCTCCCTCCTTGGCTTAATGGCCGTAGTTGCAGCCGATATAGTAGAGCCGCCCGGCGACCAGATAAGCGATGTCCGCCGATCCGCAGCAGCCCGCATTAGCGGCTTCCTCATAGGCCGCCCATTCGGTGGCGCGGCCGGCGAAGGCGGCGCGATAGTTGTCGCGATAATCCTCGTCCGCAACCGCGTCATGGAAAAGCGCGTGCGCCTCTTCCACCGTGGCAACCGCTGCCAGCGCGCGGACCATGGTGCGCTCGCCCTCGAACGCGAGGAGGGCCGCAGCCGCCTCCGCAGCGGCGAGGTCCGCAGCCTCGATCACCGAAGCGGAGCAGTTGGAGCGGAGGAAGAGGAAGTAGTTCATGGCTTGTCTCCTAGCCGGGTTGATGAGTGATGATTCTCATATTCCACCGATTCGGTCAAGCACTTTGTTTGCCTATTGGTATTGTCTTTTTGATGCGGACATAAGCACAACATGCCCAGCCATTTTCGCAATCATGCCCAGCGCCAGCAGGCTGGCGGCGTTCATCTCCAGCGGCGTTTCTGGCCATGTCATATCAGGGGCGATTGTCGTGGCCGCCCAGACGCAAAGCAAGGCGAAGGCATAAAGGGCGGCGATCAGGATGGCTTTAGGCATGGTATTGTCTCCGGTTCGATCAGGCGGCCAAAGGCGCGGCATATTCAGCGAAAAGCGATTCCGCTTCCGCGAGCGTCAAGCCCTTGGCGACGCATTCCCAATCGTGGACCATTGCGCCCGAAACGGACTCGGCCCGATAGATCGGCGCGGCCTGCACCCACTTAGGCGCGCGGATGGAAACGGCGAAACCCGCCGCGCGCTGCACGATCATGACATTTTCGTTAGCTGACTTGCGAATGACTTTCATGGTCTGTCTCCATCGGCGCTGCGCCGTTGGACGGTAAGTCACATACTCCACCGATTCGGCCAAGCACTTTCGCAAGAAAAACGACGCCACAAGGGAAGCTGGCGTTAACCTTAACAGATTGTTACCACCAAAAGAAAAGGGCCTTTCGGCCCTTCGCTCAATATGGCGAGCAACCATATTTGGCCCATTCCTTCACGGCGATTCCGCGCTTCCATAGGGCGTGTTCGCGATCCTGCGCATCCTCGCAGCCTTCCGCCTCAAACCACCACCGGAGGGCGTCCGCACGGGCGATTCCGTGGTCGTGCTGGAGGTCGGTCAATTCCTCCTCCAGCTTGGCGATAGCGGCGGCAGAACGGACGGCCTCGCGGTCATTCTCTTCCGCGATCATCTTGCCCAATTCATCGAATGCGACGGCGTAGTCCTCCAGCGTGACAGGGCAATGCACGCCGCCATTGCGCGGGCGGAAACCGTAGGCGTCTTTGTGCATGTCCGAATAGATGACGGCGGCCTGTTCGAGGTCGGTGAGTGCGTTCCAGTCGGTCATTGTCTGTCTCCTCCGGCACCGCGCCGGTGACTTCCTTCTAGAGTCGTTCCAGCGATTCGGTCAAGCACTTTGTTCGGTAGATAGTTGTTAAGGTTAACGCCGGGCCGGGCACAAAAGAAAAGGGCCTTTCGGCCCTTCCCTTAATCCTCCCTCCTTCCGTCTTCCCGGAAGGTGTAACCGTTCGCCTCCATAGCGTCGGCAATCTGTTCATCGCTTCGCAAATATTCGTCCTCGTCCCGGAGGCGATCATAGAGCCACCGGCCCAAATCCTTGGCGATCTCCTTGATCTCCTCGGCACGTTCATGCGCGCCGTCGGTCCAATCAAATTCGCTGGGTTCCGCTTGCGTGCCGTAATAGTGATGATAGGTGACGACATAGGCGGAACGGTAGAAGGTCCGGGCGTGCAAGGCCGCGATGCGGTCCGCTAGGGCGTGTAAGACCGTATCCTGCGGCGCATAGTCCCGCACGGCCTTTGCCATCCCCTTGGCATAGGTCATCGTGCCTTCAAAGGCCGCATAATCGCTTTGCGAGTAGCCCAGCGACCACCAGATGTTTGCATCGTAGCGCGTTGCGCCCGACATCAGGGTGACAGGGTGCGTCTTGAAACTGACGCCCATAAGCTCGGCGATCGTCTTGAAGTCGTCGATCGTGGATTCATAATCCGTCTCGTCGCGGCAATCCAGCCACCACTGCTTGGCGGTCTCCTTGGCCGAGTCGCTCAATTCGTCATAGGTGTAAAGCGTGATCGTCGTTTCGGTCGGCATTGTCTGTCTCCTCCGCATTGGTGCGGTAGGGCTGGAGTAGAGGGCTAAAGTGATTCGGTCAAGCACTTATTCCAGATCAAGAATGGTTAACGGGCTGGGGCGATTTCGTTAAGGTTAACGGATGAGGCGGGCGGAAGAAAAGGGAGGCTTGCGCCTCCCTTCGGTCATTCCGCCGGGGAGTAAATTACCCGCCCTTCGTCGCGCAGCTTCTCCAGATCGCATTCGATAGCGTAATTGTTGAAATACCAGCAGCGGCCGATGATTTCGTTTGCGCCGTCGTCGTGCGTCGTCATTTCCTCCGCGACGCATGGGGCGGAAGTCAGCCCGACGAAAGGATTTGCCTGCCCCGCGTCAAAGTGGGTGAAAGAGCCATTGCAGGCGTAAGACTCGAACAAGTCCGCCATGACAAGCCAGTAATTGCGGTCGGCGTGGTCGGCGATATATTCCCGCGCTTCTTCGTCGGCGGTGATCTCCAGATCGCCATTTTCGAGGATCGTGCATTCAATCATGGTCTGTCTCCGTTGTGATGATTCGTTTTGGCATAATCCATCGATTCGGGCAACCACTTTATCCATAAAAAGAAAGCCCCGGCGCGCTAGGCTCCGGGGCGATGATTAGAAGCTGGCCGCAACGGTAATCAGCAGCAGGCCGGTAAAGAGGCGGGAAAGGGCTATCAGCATCAGGCCGCCGCGTCCTCCTCTTCGTCAAACTCCTCGGCAAGATAGACGCCGTGGCCGCTATGTTCCACCTGCCCGGCGGGCTGGATCGTCATGGCCGGGCTAAGGCTCATTTCGGGCATGTCAGGGCCGAACGCTTCGCCGGTGATGTAAAGGCCGTCCCCGACCTCCTGCCGCCTGTTGCTGAACTCGATAGCCGCCCCGTCAGCGGTGAGGGCGTCGGCCTTGGCCTGCGCCTCCTCCAGCGTGTCGGCCAAAATATAGAGGCTGGCGCAAATCATGATTTCGGTCTGGAACAATTTCTGCATGGTCTGTCTCCTTGCGCGGTGTGCTGATTAGTGGTGGCGGCGGTAGGCGGCGTTCAGGTCGCCATAGGGATCGTAGCGCACGGCGCGAGCCACTGCCCGGCGCTTCGCCTCCTCCAACGTCTCGCAATATTCCCCGCCGTGATAGCCGCCCAACTGTGTGTTGGCAAAGTGGACGGCGTAGGGGTGCATCTCATTGTGCGGAAGGTGGCGGATAACCACCGCGCCCGGCGCGGTCGCGCCTCGTCCGGCCATACCATAGAACTGGACGGATTCCTCTTTGGCCTTGGCAATCAGGGCAGGGCTTCCGTGGGTGAAAGGTGCGGTCATTGTCTGTCTCCCTCCGGCTGGGTGCCGGTGATTCGTAACTAGGGGAGGGGACCGATTCGGTCAATCACTTATTCCAGAAAAGAAATGGTTAACGGGCTGGGGCTGGGCGTTAAGGTTAACAGGAAGGGCAAGCGAAAGAAAAAGGGAGGCTTTCGCCTCCCTCCCTTAGCGTGCCCAATAGGTTACGCCGTTGAACTCGCCGCTTGTGTAATCCATCTGGAGGGCGCGGGCGGCGGCCTCCCAATCGATATGACAGGCAGGCCATGCGGACTCCTTCGGGATCGCGCCGATCTCCTCCGCCAACTCCTCGGCATAGTCCTTGAAATAGGAGTCACGAATGAAGGTGACAGGGAACCACGAATTTTCCCATTCATGATCGCCGCCGTATCCCCGGAACTGCTCGATAAAGGCGCGCATGGCGGCGGCCTCTTCCTTTTCGTCGCTTTCCGGGTCCGCCTCGATCTCCTCGATCAGGTCGATGATGTCGCGGATGTCCATAACGTCTTGATATTCGTCGATGGTGGTCATTCGGTCTGTCTCCGTCGGCTCTGTGCCGGTGATTCGGAGATAGGGGAGGGGACCGATTCGGTCAAGCACTTATTCCAGAAAAGAAATGGTTAACGGGCTGGGCCGGGGCGTTAACCTTAACGAATGATTACCAGCGAAAGAAACGCCGCCCTATTTGAGGGCGGCGGCTATGAGGATAAGGAAAAAGCCGGTTATCGCCCCGGCTATGGCGCGTAGCAGCGTCATCGGCTTGCCAGATCATCAAAGCGGCGTTGCATCAGGTCCGATACGTTGCCGTCGTCGGGCATGTCCGCAAAAGTGATGTCGGCAAAGTCATCCCACACCCAATCATAGCCTTGCTTCCACTCGCCCAGCACGGCGGGATTGCCCCGGCCCGTCTCGACAAATTCGCGGAAGGCGTCGCGGACATAGGTTTCCCCGTCGCCGGTCAGGGGATTGTCAAGGAAGGTCCGACAATGGCCGCAATGCTGCGGGCAATCCGCTTCCCCGCCGCCTTCCGAATAGGGGCCTTGCGGGAAGGAGTTGGAGTCCGGCTCATGCCCATCGGCCGCGCCTGAACGGATCAGGTCAGCCTTGATGTCGGTCGCGCAATTGTCGCAATAGATGTCGGATTGAAAGATGTAGGCGTCCACGGTCTGTCTCCTAGTTGCCTAGCCTGATTCGCATAGTCCACTGATTCGGTCAAGCACTTTGTTCGGCGACAAGTTAACAAAGGGTGCGATTTTGTTAAGGTTAACGGAAGCGTCCGGGTAAGGAAAAGGGGAGGCGTTTACCTTCCCTCTTTGGTTCATCCCCACATCCACACCTTGCCCGACTCATGGTCAAAGCCAAATTCAAGCCGGTTTGCCCGCGTCGCGTCGTTCAACCGTTCCAGACAATCGGCGTTGCCGTCGTCGGTGAAGGATACGCCATGCCCTACGGAAAGCATGTAGAGGGTGGAGCCGATGCGCTCATATGACAGGCCGTTGCTGGTATAGCGCAGGCCTTCGCTTCCGGGTTCCAGATCAAGCGCCGATTCGATGTCGGCGGCGTTGGCGGTCATGAACGCTTCGCAATAGGCCTTGCAGCGCTGATAGGTTTCGTCGTCCAGCGTGTAGATTGTGCCGGTGTCGCCTTCCTCGCGCTCTTCCTCGCAAGCTTCATCTATCTCGCTATATTGCAAATCCTGCAACATGGTCGCGACGAAGTCGGCAAGGATCGGGCAGGCCTTAAAGTCAGCCTTGCGGGCGGCTTCCCGTTCGCGGGTGGCGTCGTCGATTTCGTGGAAGCCGGTATAGTCGCGGGCGTCGGGCATTGTCTGTCTCCTCCGGCTTGCTTGCCGGTGATTCGTTTCTGAAACATTCCGCTGATTCGGTCAAGCACATATTCCAGATTTAGATGGTTAACGGATCGCTCGATTTCGTTAAGGTTAACAAATGGTAGTGGTCAAAAAATTTGGTTAACGGGGAGGGCTTCCCCGTTAACCTTTGGTGTCAGGCCATTTCCTCCTCGGCCTTGTCGATGACGGGCCGGAGTTCTTCCCAGATCGCTTCCGCGAAGTCGTTGGCGCTGTAGTCGCTGATAACGTCATAGCCGTCATTCCCATAGACCAGATACCACTGGCCCAACAGGGTGCCTTCCGCGTCGCGGGCGACGATCCGGTCCTCGTCGGT